ACCAAATGCTCTTTTTTTAAGCCATGTTTGATTTTCTATGGATTGTAGTTTTAACCAAAATTTTGCATAATTTTCAGCTGAAGTAACATCCCCATCTTCTAAAGATAGCAATCCCAGTAACAACCCTATAGATGAGTTTTTTGCTGAAATTTCTGGTATTTCGCCCCAAGGTATTTCTTGTTCTAATACAGAAGGATCTTCATTGGCTTTTTGCAAATAATTTCTAAGCAACTCCATACCTTCCATTTGAGTTTTATCCATCTCAAAATCATCAGGAACTTGAAAATTACCTAAATTCTCATAACCCTTTTTAGCAAAACCATCTGCTCCATTTTCTAATAATCTTTCAATAACCTTAGTGGTTACAAATTTTTCATAATTCTCAAAAGCTGCTGTTTTGTAATTGATACTAAAATCTTCTGCTTTTTCAATCGAATCAAAATAAATAGCATTACCGGATTTTTTTGCTATTTCTAAGGCTTTTTGTTTATCTTTAATTACTACATATTCACCATTCTCATTTATGATTTTTTGTGGGAATACCCAAGCCTTTCCATCTTTATCTAATTCTGCTGAGATAAGATGTGTGCTTATTGATCCATCCTCATTAAGGTCTGGAATAGGATAGTCTTCTGGATTTAATATTCTGTCAATAAATGGAACTTCACCATACTCTGTTAGTAAAGTTTCTATATCTTCATTAAAAATATCAAATGTGGAAATTTGTCTAAATGTACTCAAATCCTCAAGGCTCTTTTTTACCTCCTCGAAAGGCACATCGTTATCAATAGATTCATTAATAATGGCTGCTACTTCTGGACTGTTTTCCCAAAACTTTTCTAACCTATTCTTGCGAACCAATGGTGGCCAGTTTTTGTATTCGTTATACATAGATTCAGCAGACTTTTGTTGCTCCCATCTATGCTCACCTTGAAACTCCTTCTCTAACTGGAACCACTTCTTTTGTCCATCATTTGTATTGAATTCATACAGTTTGCCGGGTTTGTGCTGATCTATTATTGGATCAACATCAAAGTTAAAACTTCCTGAATACCCATTAACTGTCAATAAAGGACTTTGTCCACCATTTAATCTAGGTGTTATAGTTTCAAAACGATTTGAATTCCCTAGAATCTGTATATCTACTCTATTTTTGATTCCAGCGGCCGAGATCTCTGATGCACTATATCCAGCTATAGTTGCTTTATATGCAAGATTCTCGTTAGTAGAGTCAACTTCGTCTTGAGTGAATCCGTTATTTACATCCAACATTTAAACAATTCCTTGAGTTCGTGCAAGCCAATTCTCAATAGGCTCTTTCCCATCTGGCCAACCAAACTTATCCTCTAACCCTTCAGGAACAATTAACCTATGATTTGAATCACCATAAACATTCAAGGCTAAAGCATTTTCTGTTGCCGCTCTTGGGATTGAAGGATCTGCAATTTCATTTGCAGAAAACCAATTTTCCCAAAAATATTTTGTGTCATCTTCAGCAGGTATCGTTGTGTCATCTTCTTCAGGTTGATATTGTTCATTAATTTCTTTAATAACATCAAAAACAATATAATCTGGATCCCCAACAGAAAGCATACTATCCCAAGACTTTCCTTCTTTAAACCCTTCGTCTAATCTCTTTTCTAAGAGAGACGCAAAAAACAATTTTTTTTGTGCAGCCTGTTTACGCATTTTCTCTCTAGAGATTAATTGTTGGCCGGAAAGCATTGCATCTAGTGGAGATACTGGTACAGCAAAATAGTCGTTTGCATAATTAATAGCAGTTTCTTTCTTTTTGAATAATGGATTTGCAGTTGATTTATTAACCGCATAATCTCTAAGTTTGACTACATACTCCATTGGGATGTCAAATGATTGAGCAGCTTTAGTAATTACAGCAGATAGATCTTCACCCCTAAAAATGTTATTTCGATCCAATGCTGGATCAAATGTGTAATGGCCTGTGCTATTTGCATCTGTTAATGGAAAAGAACCTCTATTTATATAGTCATACAATAGCCAATAATGCTCTTCCCATTTTTCTTTTTCTAGAGTTTTAGATCCTGTTATTTGATCCATCCAATATCTTTGACCTGCATCATCAATACGGCCACCAATAAAAGCTGATCTGATCATGTCAGGAGTTAGTTTATTTGCAATAAACTGTGTGTAAAAATCATCATTGGTTTCGACAAACACCTTATCTCTGGCAATCTTCTCAATCTTTTCTCTTAGTGTCAGTAATGGTTGTAAGTTTTCTCTAATAGTGGTCTTTTCTGAATCTGTCAGATCTTTGTGATTTAATATTGAACCAATTGCTTGCCTATACTCTTCAGCAGAATAACCATTATTTAAATCTGAAGGATCAATACTCTTTCCTTGCTCATTAAAAGATTCAAGAACTGCCAATCTGATTCTTGTTTCTGATTCAGCAGTTAGAAGTTTTTTTGCCCAATCTTTTTGATCTCTATAATTTGCTGGCTTTTCAGCCATTTCCTGAATAAGATCATAGGCTGCAATCACATCACTAGATGATTGAGCAGTCATAATGACGGACATTTGAGTATTAAAGATGCTTTCATCTTCACTCAAAAGTTTGGTTGTTTTGTGTTCTCTGTCGAGTTTTAATGCTAGGTCATACGCCGCTCGTTGTTTTTCTGCAAACCATACATTAAACTCAGATCTTGCAAATGGGTCTAAATCTTGCGATACATTTTCTTCATACCATGTTTTATGATTTTCAATAGAAGTAGGAGCAAGAGAACCTAATTCAAAATTACTAGAAGGTACGCCATTTTGATCTAATCCAACTCCACCATTTCTTAAATTTTGATTGGTTATAGTATCCCAGTTAATATATGCACTTTTAAGGATGTCTACTTGTTGCTGCCTTTGAGCCTCTGAAATCGAGTCATCAAATGCTTTAGCTAAAGCGTTAGCTGATTTTTCTACTGAACTTCCAAGAGATACTAACCCTTTGCCAGCAGATCCTGCTTGATTAATCCACGATATACGACCACCAGTTGTTCCTGTGTATCCTATATCTGTTGTTTGTCTTGCACTAATCTTAGCCATTAAAACGCACCTGTAATACCAGACAGCAACGATCCAGTTGCTCGTCTTTGTGATTCTTTAAATTCTTGAGATCCAGCATTCCATAACTTCCAAGCATTCTTAGCAGAGGTTCTTAAAATTTGCGCTCTATCTTCTTGTAAATCATTTAAAGTCATTAATGCTACTAAGAGGGGAGAGCCAACTTCTACTTCTACGCCAGAAGCACCTGCTTTAGCTTTTTGCAAACGTATCTGTCTGATCATTCTTCTTTGAAGAACTTTTGCCTCATAATGACCACGCTCTAATTCTTGATGGTATTCAACTTGACCGGCCTCATAAGAAGACTTGCCAGACTCCATATGCCCTCTAGCTGACAAAACACCGCCAATTACTGATCCTGCAGCTTTGATTCCTGATGATGTACTCATAGATGATTTTCCAGACATATCTCTACTCCGATGAATTTAATGTTCCATGTATACCCAATACAGTAAAAGGTAATGGTTGTTCTTGTTTAACTTCAATAATACCATCCCTATCCCATCCTAGATTGGTAACTCTTTTATCACCTGTAAATGCTGTAATACCAGAATCCATTGGTGAAGCAGACGTTCTGAAAGGTAGTTGGTCGCCGTTGATCTTAACACCTGTTGTAGATAATAAACGTACCATAACTTCATTCCAGCGCTTACGTCTGCCTTGCATACTGCCAGTAGCAGATGCAGATTCCACTCGCATCGTTTTTAGAGTAGATGTATAACCCAATCCTACTTGTAGAGGCACAGACCCCCAAGAGGATGGAATAGATGGCGTAATGGCTCCACTAGAAACAACTTCATCTGGGAACACAGAATCATTAATAACAACTTTAACTGTCTGACCTTCAAGATGACTTAACCCTGATATACTTGTTGTCGACCCTGTAACTGTACCTGTTAATCCGGAATCAACTTCTAAATTAGGATCTAGATACTCTATGTGTCTAACAGCTGTGCCATTTACTGTTCTCTGAACACTGATCCATAATTGATCTTGTGTAGCATTAGTAATTACTGCCACACTTTCTACTGACACAGAAGACCCACCTATCGTATGCTCTGCCCAAGCAACAACATCCTCTGGTCTTTCATATGTCATACTTAGCAATTTACCGTCTGCAGTACATGACCAAACAATTGAATCTGGCTCTTGTTGATAATCCATATCTTTCAGATAACCGCTCGATATATGTTCTGCTAAGAGAGTCATGTCTGGTGCCTGATAAGCGTCTGCTTGAAACGAATAAGAAAACTCTCTGATTTTCCGTCTGGCTCTTTGCACAAATAAAACCTTATCTCCGATCTGAATCGGTGGAATTGTATAGCTGCCATAAGTTGTTTGTTGAGTCACCATTACATTGGCTGGTGTTAAAGGCTCACCCTGTGGCCTACTAACAGCAAACTCAGCGCCCGCTGTTCCAACAATAAGATCTTTACTGGGTTGCAGCCATCTTATTACATTTACACGGTTTGTAGCAATTGCATACTCTAATGCCTCATCTGCTAAACCTGTTCCTTGATCAAAATTTTCATACGAGGCTGTTTTGGATCCCCATATGGTTTGTGGATAAGCAGAACTGCCAGCAAAAAACAACCTTTGCTCATAAAATGACACGGCTCTTGGATACCCATTTGCAGCGCTCCAAGGTGAAGATCCTGCCCAAGTAAAGGTTGGTGTGGATAATGTCCACGATGTATGTCCAGTTCTACTTAATTTCCTAACTGCATGATTACCATGACATATGTACATTACATCAGCTGATTGAGCAAAATGGATTTCACTTAACTCTGCCTCTAAATAAGGTGATGATATTTCATATGGGGATCCACCAGATTGAATTTGACCATTGTCTTTGTAAAAACGAATGTATTGATCACCAAATTCTAGGATATAAGATTGAGTTATATTAAACTCGAATGGAATTAATCTAACTTCTTTAGTAGAATCTTTTACTTCTGCGACAAAGTATGTTCCGCCCCTTCTTGTTGCTCCTCCATGAGGATACACAATCATATTCTTTAATTCACTACAGCCATTTGCATACTTCTTAAAGTCAATTTGCCCTTCGAGGCGAGGACTTAGTTCTCCTGCTGTGAAATTCGATTGAAAAGGGTGTACTCTAGCCATTATTTTCTAAAACTTGTAAAAGTGTCTGAAACCATTTCATCCATAAAACCTTCCATACCATCAATACTTCTAGCCTCGGATAACTTACTGTCATATAAATCCCACATCTGCTTAGTTAATGTATTACTGCCAGTAACTGCATAACACAATTCAGCCGCTAATTTGGCTGTCAAAACCTCTGTAAACATAGGATCAAACTCTGCTGTATTGGTTATCTTACCTATATATAAGATTTTAGCTGTGCCTTCATCTGAGAGTAGCTTGCGACCCTCTATTTTGAATTCATAGTCTGTGTATTCCATCTGCAGCACTCGCAAACAATATGGATCTGTAGGCAAACTATATTCGTAAGCGTAATCAAATATTGGTGTAGATGTTAGTTTGCTTAATGATTGCCTAACAACAGCAAAATTCCAAGGATGAGATCTTAATACAGAATCCCTTGTGGGCGCATAAAAAGCATTACAAAGCCTTGCTCTTTCTGTATTGTCAAGTAAGGAAGTTATCGGATCGTCACCAAGCTGTCTTAGCGCATTAGAACAAATGGAAACCTCTGTTGCCATTTAAAACCTCCTGTTATTTAAAGGGTGGCTGTTACACCACCCCTTTTGATTATGTAGTTTAGTCTACAGTATAGTAAACAGCAGTCTTAACTGTTCCAGAAGCAGCTGCTCCACCAGTTGTTACAAGAACATCTGTTGAAGAACTGTTTTCATATCCGAAACCGTCAATGTTGCCATCTTCAGTCATAACCAATTTTCCTGCAGTTGCTGCAGCTGTTGCCCCAATGTAGCGAGTTGCGCTTGAAGCGTCACCCACTGACAAAGTTACTGATGATCCAAGAGCATCATGAACAACAACAACCTCATATACAGTTGCACCAGCTGGCAATCTAGCAACAGTAATATCACTACCACTTGCTAGAGAGGATGCTTCATAAGTATCGTGCCATACTCTCATACGACCATGAACTTGAGCAGCATTTGCCATCGTAGCTGGAACAGCGTCTAAATTGGTAATATTTGTACCTTTTACACTAGCCATTTTTCACCTCCTACTCTACACAGGCAATTTCAACAACTTTTTCATCTTCGATGCGAGTTGCGCCAATTGTCATTGATAAAAACACCTGAGTTGCGTAGTTTTTGTCATCCCTCTCACTAATGCGAGTTTGGATGTCTGCTCCTACAGCTAACCCAAGACCTGATTGACAGTAAACAGTCACTTGACGATTTGGTGTACTGTCCTGACCCAAGCGCTCTGAACGGATAAATTTAAATCCTAAGAAAGTATCTAATTCACCTTGTGCCAATGCTTTAACAGTATTGTAATCAGATGATTTAACTTCAGTAGTATTTAATAGATCAGTTACTTGCTTGGCCGACAGGATGCAACACCTTGGTTCGTCAGGATCTACATCTGCTCCATCAAGGATCTCTTTAGCGCTTAATAGCTTCGCTACTGTCAATCCACCTGAAGCATGTGCCACCTTCTGCGAAGAAGGTAATGCAATTGTAGTTCCACCAGACACACCGCCATAAGCGTTACCAACAGCTGCTGCAATAATTGCATCATCCATTGCTCTACCCATAGCATTTGCGCCCGCCATTGCGTATTCACTTTGCGGTGAAATAAGCATACGAACTTTATCCTCTTGGTCAATTAAATCTGCCCAATCGTAATCATCCAGTGACACTCTACGTCTTGAGTGTGGAGTATCCATTCTTGGTGTATCTGAATGTCTAGATGTTCTCTTCTGTGCTGATGTAGAACCAATTCTTTCAAAGAAGTGATTTTTACCTGTTACTGACTCGTAACGCACAGTGTCGCGTAACCTTGAACCTTTTTGCTGTGCTAGGTGCAAGACATTACTTTTATACTGCTCGACAAATGCAGTTGTAATTTGCGTGGACATAATGCCCTCCTATATTATTAAACATAAAACGGTCATTATCCTTACGGGTGTCCTGCCAATTACGTTGGCTAATCGTGTCTTTCCGTTATCCTAGCGGGCGGTGTTGACAAATTTAGCTATATGGTATCATAAAAATTATTTACGAATGTGCTTTTGCAAATAATTGTTCCATTTCTGCAACAGCTTCTATATGGCGTGGATTCTTAGCATCCCAATATGGGTGGGATTTACCTGCATTATTGATCTCGTCAATACGCATTTGCGCCTCATGCTTACCCATAACTAAATTGTTATTTGTAGTGCCTGTTGCTGAATCCTCAGAGATATTTTTTCCAGCATTTGCTAACAATCTAATTAGATCTGGATCATTACCATACATAGGGTTTGCCAATTTATCAGCCAATGCTTCATTACCATAAACATCTAATGCTCTTTTAGCTGCTATCATATTCTTACTAAAATTAACACCAAACTCTTTTTTAAGGTCTGTTTCAGTTGCCTCTCTTAAAGCATCACCTTGAGTTTCAGATTGCGATTGTTGAGAATCAAACATATTTTTTTGCCAATCAACTAAGCCTTGCATCTGCTCAGAAGATAACCCTAATTTATGTCCTTGCTCCTTAAAAGAACTCATCATTTCTGTATGATAATGTTCTTCGTAACCAATTGGAATTTCTATTTGATAATCTTCAGAAGACTCTGGTCTACCAAGTTTAGTATAAAGTTCTTGCTTTTCTTCATCAGTTTTAGGCATAGGAATTCTACTTCCTAGCATTTTCTGTTGGTGGATTAAAGTTTTAGCAGCTGATTCTACGTCTTTAATGTTAGCTAAAGTTGGATCTACTTTCAACTCATCAGAAAGACCGTCTTTCCAATCAGTGGTTTGGTTATCACTTGAATCAGATAATATTTCTGTTTCTGTTGTGGCCGTTTCACTCATGTTATACCTCTTTTATATTAGATAGTTTTAGAATACGAAGAAAGACAGATCTCTCACCTTCTCTTCGTGCTGTCTCATACGGGTCTCCTTGTACATAAGATTCCCGCATTTGATATGCTGACTTTAAATCTTTTAAGACCTTCATTCCTTCTACGGAGTTGAAGCAATCAGCATATGATTTCTTTAGTGTCGCTATACTTGTAGGCATTATTCAACCGCTTGTAGCATTTGCTCCATGCCTTCCATGTTTTCTGGTGTCATTTGCTGTGCTACTGGCGCTGCAGTAGAGGCAACATTAGCGACTTCTTGTGCTTGTTGTAATTGCATCATTTCTTGTTGCTGCTTGGCTGCTTTATCACGCTCTTTCTGGATTTGTTTTTTATCTCTCATAATGTTCTTAGGAACACCTAAAAGTTCTGCTCTTGATCTAATAGCAGCATCGTGATCAATATTATCCATAATCTCTGGAGCAACCTGTACTAACTGAGCAGCCATTTCATATAAGCGCTCTACAGCCACAGCCTCTTCCATTCTTTGAGATCTAGCCAATGGGCCGACATATTCAATATCTAAATCAAGTCCATCTAAAACTTCTGGTGCCGGTAAGAACTTATTATGCCTTTGCATGATTGAAAAACACCTCTCAATTAGAGGGTTTAAGAATTCTGTTTGGAACCTTCCTAATGTTGGGCCAAGAAGTCTTTGCATCAACTCATACCTTACTTGCACTTCGGTTGCCGTCATCTGAGGCCCTTGTTGCAACTCTAACTGATCTGAGAAGAATGCTTGCTTAATAGCAGACCTTAATTCTGTTTCTTTCATATCAGAAACATCGAATCTAGCGCCTATATCCAAAGGTTTTACAGCACCACCTCTGCGAACTACTGTTATTCCTGAAGGAGTGGTTCTAACTTTACCTATTACTCCATCATCCTCTACAGTTAATGGTGGGTCAATAACTTTTGCCCAAGCCTTTAAACCTAATTCTACAGCCTTGTTAAGGGTTTTTATGTCAGGTAGTGCATTATAGGCGGGCGACCTTCCATACTCCTCACCGGATGCTTTTGCCCATCTAGTGACCAAATAAGGCATTTCGTTGTATCCGCCAGAGTGAACAATATGTTTATCTTCAATACATATATATATAGAAATCCAAGGTAATTTTGTATCCACTTCACCGTTGTATTCTTCTGTTGGCATAACACAATGGACAAAATTAAACTTATGATCTGGATTTTCATCATACATCTTGTCTATTTTTTCACCGACATTATCTCCCCATCGTTGTTTTGCTTGTCGTGCCGTATATGGGAACTTACGATAAATTGTGTCGATACTACCCTTATGATTCTCAGATATATAATATTCAGATATATGTAAAGTCCTGAAGTTCATATTGCCTTCATTTTCCTCTACTTCTACGCAAGCAGTTCCGATTGAACATATATCCAAATAGAATTCGTGAACCTCGGTATTAAAATTAGAAGATCCAAATGCTTTATACATTCTATTGCGACAATCTTCTAGCCAGACAGCAACATTTCGATTTTGATTAAGATCCTCATTGCGAACCCTTAAATGAAACCAAGGTAATGAAGCCGATGTTAATGTACCTTGTAAGGATGCTGCTAAGAGTGTATTGGCATGAATAGCAGAAGAATCGAATAATTTCTCTGTTCTCTTTGCGCCCTTATTATAATTAACTTCAACTTCAGCTTTTCTTGGCATGACATAATCTAAGATTTCTTGCCAATGCTCTCCCCAAGTATTTTTCGTTGACTGTAGCCTATCAAGCCTTTTTAGAATTTGTTCTACTGCCATAGTAATTCCTTATGTTTTTTTACCACCACCTAGAAGTGTTCTTTTTTTAATATCAGCATCTGTAAGATCACCTTCAGCAGAAGTTAGGATTAATGATCTATAACCTTTCTTCTTGTTGTTTATCTTGTCTGTTTGAGTAAGAAGTTCTTCTTTTTCTTCTTTTATATCTTGCTCAAGAATATCACCCTCTTTTTCTCTAGCTTCAGCTTCAGCTGTATAGTCTACTGGTGGTGGTGGTGTTTGAGG